TACTAGATGATTGACCGCCTACAATAACACTTGCTTCTGGGAACGCTAGGTTTAATGCTTTGCCAATATCCTTATGATGTACGAACACGACTACTTTTTCGCCACGTTCTACCAACTGATTTATGAAATCTACAGAGTGTGGAAGTTTAGACCGTAATACCGCTTTGTCATATCTTTCAATCTCACTGAAAGAATGGGGAGCTGGTTGTTCCATTTCTATAATTGGTATAGGAACGATTGTTTTACATGGTAACTGGTTGGCCAGGTCTTTTTTTGTACGCCTTAACCAAATCTTGTTCATAACGTTGTGTAATCGTTTAAGATTACTAGCACCGCTATAATCAATTCCGTATTGACTATGGCGAGGATTACAATATGTATTAAGAAAATATTCTGCACCACCTACCTTGTGAATATTATTTAAAATCTGCATTTGAGTAACTAATTCGTTTGGCCTGTTAAGCATTGGCGTACCAGTAATTAATATCTTGTATGGTATGCGTTTCGACCATTCCAACGCCAGTTTTGTACGTTGGCTATTATCATTTTTAAAAGAATGACTTTCATCTAATACCAGCTGTTTGACTGGTATGTATTTAATATCGAACTTGTATTTTTTCATACGTTCGTAGTTAGTAATAATCACGTTTTGTGATAAATCATCGATTGGAATTGTTACACCAATCCAACGTTCAATTTCATTTTTCCAGTTAATTTTTAAACTAGCTGGACATATTACTAAGATAGGGAATTGACCTCTTTTAAACATGGCTTCAATTACTGTTCTAGTTTTACCCATTCCCATATCATCACACACAAAGGCGGAACTATTATTTAGTATGTATTTCACTCCTTGTGCTTGGTGAGGGAGTAGGGGAAGTCTATTATGCATTTCATCACCTCATCTTCTAAACTTTTGAATTACCTTGTAAACACTTTGCATTTCACTGTGTAGCTTGAAAAAGTATGTGAATGGTTGGTTAGGGGAACTAATTCTAATAACAGCCATTTCAATCTCATTCCGTCGCATATCGTATACTTTAAAGCGTTGTTGTAGTGTTTCATCTGGCATATATACAAATTCATCATCACATTTAAAATAGCTTTCGAATATTTCACGAGCTGTCATTTTGCCCACTCTCCTTCTAAATAATCCTCTATTAATTTATATATATGAGGAGTATTTTCTTTTAGTTTGCATAATGTACCATGGCTATGGTCATAACCTAATCTACTGTCTTTGCGTGATGTTCTACACAGCATATTGTCGTAATCGGGTTGAATATCTGTAATCTCGCACATTATAGGAACACTGCTAATTAGACGATGCCACACAAACACATCTCCTTGTTTGAAATAACCTTCAAATAATTCTATTCCAGTCATTGCTATCACCTCATAGTAGGGAAGAGGGGAAGTTGTTACTTCCCTTTCCCGTAATTCAAATCACCCATTAATACGTGTTTACCTAGAATATTCTCACCGTCCATGATGGTAGGGTCGTCAACGTAGAACACAATACTGTATTCTTTAATCTCGAAATCATGTACACCACAACCAAGGCTATCAGCTACATCATAAAAAGCGTCGATAAATTCATCTGCCTTATCGTCGGTAACTTTACCAGTAAATAACTCTACTGGATATACTTCATAAGCCCCATAATCATCGTGTATAACATAACCGCTAGTATCAAAATCGTCATAATCGAACGATGTTTGTTTAACTGGCTTAGAGAAATAATAGTTTTGCCATTGACTTTTTGTGGGTACATAGGGCTTGTAGCTACTATTGCTATATAAGGCGTGGCTTTCTTTTGATTGTACGAAATCGCCTAATATTACCAGTTGGTCTTTTGCGACGATAGCGAATTTATTGCCACTCACATGGTCCTCCAGTAATTCTTGTACTTGTGGAATCCATAACGCTTTACCTAATGGGTCAACCATAGTTTTGATAAATTGCATGGTATCGGAATGTTTGGCTTTCATGCCTTTGAGTGGTGTATACTCGTACATTACACCATTGTGTGCTAGTCCAATGTCAGAATAGCTATCACCTAACCCCATTTTCTTGTAGTCACTACATACAGGGAATGGGTGACAGGTGCTAGTACCAATAGCACCAGATGTTGCTATTCTAAAGTGAATAACACGGTCAATGTTGGTAGGGAGCTTTTCAAGCTCTTTCCATAAGCTATCAAAAGTAAAGTAGCCTTTTGAAATATGTACTTTTTGCGATTTCTCGTCAAAATACATGAAACCAGCACCATCTGGGTTGTTATCAAAACATTCCTGTAATTCCGCTTTATTTAATTCTAATTCTTTGTCATATACTGCAATCACACACATTATTTTGTCCTCCTATAATTAAATACCTTGCTTGTTCATGTAATTTACAAGTTCGTTATAGCCACGTTCTGTAGCCTCTTTACGAACGTTTTCGAATGTCATGTCACAATAAAGCCCATTCGCTAGGTCAGTGATAATATCCACAAACTGAATGTAACTACGAATTACTTCTGGTCGATACGTTGTGTTAAACAAACGAATTTCGACTGTAGCATTTGGCCACACGTTTACTGCGTGGTATCTATTTCCACGTGTTTCGTTATAAATGTCGATGAATTTATCATCATCGTCATATTCTGTTGGTGCGGCATAATCTGTTGCGTTATCCCAATCACGATTACCAAATTCCATTAGAGTTTGATAATTCTCACTGAAAAATTTGATGAGTTTACCGATGTGAGATTGGGACTTAAAGTGTTCCCTAGAGATATGGATATGGAATCCAGCACCCTCTTCCTCATCGTAATTATTACGGCCTAAGCGTTTTGTAATTTCTTCCCAATCGATATTACTAAGCAAGTAATCTGTGGAACATGGGTGAGTAATTGCTTCAAATCCCTCATCTAAGCTACTGTCGGAAGAGCAGTAGAACTCTTTGTAATCGCCAAAGATGTTTTGTGCGATATTATTGTTACAGCCACCGCCTTGGACTTCATACTCGCAACCTAAGAATTTAGGTCCGTTACCATAAAAGTGAAGGTCAATATCTGGGTGATAACAACGGATATAGCCACTATCTTTGTAGTAGACAGAGCCGTTGTCTAATCGATAATCATTAATACAGTTGTCACATAAATCATAGCCATCGTCTGATGTACCACCCTCATATTCAATATCGAACCACTCACCACAACAATCACATTGGGTGTAGTTATCTTCCCGATAGCTGTCTGTCATAACTTCGTCGCCAACCCAAACACACTCATCTTCATGAATATATTGCTCCATGACATCAGACCACATATAAGAGTTGTCAAGACAACCTGTACAGATACGACCATCACGTGTATCCGTCATATCGTCGGTGTGGTATATATCGCCACATTCCTCGCAGATTTCATAATCGTCGGTTAGTCCATTCCGAATATCGTCATATGTGACGATATCATCACCATCTTCCACATAACGGTGGTCCCATGCTTCTGGAATATGTTCGCCAGAAAGTGTAGATTGGACGCACTCGCTTTCATCAACCACTACGTCCATATTTCTGTATTGGAGGTGGATTGGTTTTTCGATTGCTTTACCACTGATAAAGCTAACAGAACCAGTAGCGACTAATTTAGCACCGTTAATCGTCCCTGAGCTTTGGTTCCATTGCCACAAAATGCCATATGTGCCGACTTTGAAAAACTTGCCCTCAGTGCTAATATACTCACGACCAGCAGTGATTTTGACTCCATTGGAGTCTAAGATGTGTTCCGTAGGCCGTACATTCACATCAAATTCCATATCGCATTGGATATGGTCGATGTACGAGTTGTTGACTATAACAATATCGCCAGCTTGGAATTTCACCATTTTAGGTGAGTACTCCTCTGGCATATCTTCCATAGCGACTTTAATAACGTCGCTAGGATTTTTCACGGAACGCAAGAAATAAAAGAGTTTCTTGGTTTTCATGTTCTCAGTCAACAATTCACAGTTGTAGATATTTCCGTTAAATACATATTGTTTCATTTTAGTTCTCCTTTTCTGATTCTAATTGTTCAATCATTCCGATATACCAACCAGTAGGGTAGCCGTCTTTCTCAGCCTCTTTCATTTCTTTTTTTAGGACTTCGACCGAATACTCTGCATTTAAAATATTATCGAGGTCGTCGATATCAATTTCGCAGTCCGTAGCACTTTCTAGCTCACGAATATATTTGAATAGCAACTTCTGTTTTTCTTTTTCTGACAAATGCTCTTTATCTATGACTTGCCAGATTTGGGCTACATACATTTCACCCCATACATAGCCTCTACATGCTTTATTGAGAATATCCATAATTTGCTTTTCCATAATAAAGACCTCACTTTTTTAATACAAAATACATAAACATAAACATGAATACATAGCCTACTAATACAGTAGTCCATGCTAAAATTTGTCCAATCACTTGGACTGTTTGAATATCCATAGGGTAATTCCTCCTTGAATAAAAACATGGATATTTACACTACACACATAAGTGTGTGTATGTGTAGTCGTTGGGTTATCGAACTCATCGACTGCACTCACTGTAGCACATGAATTTCAAAATGCCAGAATCGTGATGATTGCTGGGTTCGTGGCTTATCGACATCTTAGGCACCTTGACGGTTTCGCAATGAGAATCAACTAGCAAGATAAATGTTAGTGGTGAAAAAGTGAAATGATAAAAAGATGAAAACAGAATATATATAAAACTAAAAACAGGGAATAAGAAAAATAAATTCTGTATCATGTATCTATATATAGAAATGTATCAATACAGATAATAAAAAAAGATACATACAAACGTATGTACCTATAAATAAAATTCGTTTATTCGCTCCGTATGGTGTTTTAAATGATTGGATAGAGTGATTATACATAAAGAGATATAAAAAGGGCTTAGAGGGCTATATAATCAATTCTAGGGCTATTCTGAAAATATAGTAACACATACAAGCGTTATAATTCACTTATAAGCCAATATATAACACGTTGCCTATACAGGCAATGCAAAGCACGATACAAGCCAATACAAGGGCAAAGAGTGAAAACGGGGAAAAGAAAAAATAAATTCCCTATCAATAACCCTATATAAGAGAATAACCCTATATATAGATAAGACTGTAGCACCTGTATTCATAAACTCATAACCCTATACAATTTAATATATTGTATACAATAATTTAATTTGTTAATTATTATTTATAAATAGAATATATGTTCGGTATTATAACGCAAAAAAAGGCTAGTCCGTAAACTAGCCAATTCTTTATAAAATATCATACCACCTAAAACTAGGCAATACGGCTGTATCATAGCATTTAAGCGTGCTTTTACGTGTTAAACAAAATGCTTTTTGTGCTTGCCAAGTATCCTCTATATCCTTAGACATAGCCTCAATAAAGCGTGTAGCCTTAATAGGCTCCATACCGTGATGTATCATATGCTTAAT